TTATATAGAGAAAAATCGTTACGATTTTATTAAAATTCGGTTCATCCTTCGCGAAATGTTGTACACCATTTCCTGGATTCCTCTTTTACAAAGCAGCCATCGCTGTGCGACAAACCTTACACCGAAAGGTAGGGTGGCTGGTTCTTTATTTATTAAAGCCAATTATTGATAATTGTATCTGACAGCGTCATGATGTTTGCGAATCTTTGTCTTGCAAAGTGAAAACTTATTTGGCAAACTGCCCCAGCGCGCATGGTATGTTCATACCACAACTCATTTAGGGGAATGGTATCTTTGTGTTTCATATTTCTCAATATAATACCAGTCGCAAAGTAGTTCGAAGTTTGCAATTTGTATCCTCCTTGAATTTCTTCTGAGATATATCGTATGATATTTTCCCAGTCACATCTATAGCGCCACTGATACATTGATTCGGCGAAGTCGAACAATACGTTTGGATTTGGTATTGTTGGATGCGATCTCATACCTAATGGCGCACCACTTAACTCTAAACTACGAACGATTGAGTCAATTTCAAAAAGATTTGGAACAATTTTATCATCATGATATAAAAGATAATCATATTCCATCAATTCTTTAAAAAGATTTGGTAAAATTTTAGGAATCTTTGCTTGTTTAGTAGAGATGTTAGAGTTTACTGTTGGCTCACCTTTCATCAATATTGGTTTATAACCAAAAGACTTTGATATTGTATCAAGGAAATTTTCGTTGTTTGATATTAGATAATGCGGATACCGATGACTTATCGGATATGGTTTTATTGTAGAATAATCATTTAAACCGCAATATGTTGTGTAAACTGCTATCTTCATAAATTACTTTTCGGTTGAAATTGACAATTATCCTACCGAAACATTCTTCACAGAATTAATTCTGAAGGAACGCCAGTCGTTGGCTTCAACATCCCAAACAGAAATATTTTGTACATTCGTTGATTCATTTAAAAGAACGCGACCATTAGTAGCCGCATTAGGAACATATTCGCCGAGCAGAGTGCACTTCATTGTGCGTTCAGTTCCGTCAACTTTTGTAAATGTAATCGTGACAATGTTATTGCGCAGCAATTCACCCAAATTTTCTTTAGTAAAGATCATACTTGTCTTACAACCTCTTTAATAGTATTGGCAGGAAATTCCCAATTAGACAAAATCTTACGAAACATTTGTTTAATGTCTTTCTTTGGTATTGCTTTGTCTTTGACCATCATACCATTATACCCTGCTTTCGCGTAATTGTCAATAAAGTGCTTTACATCACCAATATATGCACACAAGACTTCGGCAGAGTCATGGTCATCTTCTTTATACGTTAGAATGTGATATTTGTAACCAAGATCGTCTGGCTCAATATATTTGTCTTTGTAACTGTAAACTGTGGAATCAACTTCTGCAACATCCTCAGCTTGAACTACGTGCCATAGTGCGCCGTCGCAAGAATCGAACTCTTTTTGCATTTTAGTCTCCTCATGCTTTTTCTTGTTCTGTTTTCTTATCGAACATGTATCTCGCAATGTACCAAGCATCAACGATGTCAGTAGTAGGCGAGCCCAATTTCGTCGTAGGAGATATTATACTATGTAAATCTACAAAAGTATCCTTTACAAATGCTTCGTACATTTTGTCTTTTGTAGCGTTGCCTTTGCCTGTTGCGTATTTCTTGACAACGGTTGGCGGTACTGTAAAAAAACGATATCCAGCTTTGTATAGCATGTATTTCAGAATACCGCAGTTCTCTGCTAAATTAAAAACTTTTCCTTTAGAACCAAAAGAATAATCTTCGATCATAATGACAACATCTTTCTTGTCAAAGTCTGCAAGAATTGTGAGCACCCACTCAGCGATGTTTTCATATCGTTCCTGGTCTGTCAGGTATTCTTCGTGCTGTTCGCCGAAAATGTTATGAAACTTTCCCTGTACGGTTTTTCTGTCGTTTAGAAAGTAGAAAAAGGAATTTGAGAATGTTTTATCGCGACTAACGCAAACGCAAGGAGAGGTCAGACTGTAATCAATTCCAACGACGAGCATCTTCGTCATCATCTAAACCTAAATCTTCGTCTAGATAATCCTCTTCTTTGTCGTCGTTAAAGTCTAGTTCTTCATTCTCATTGTCATAAAAATCACCGCAAAATGGACAGTGACTTGGAGAATAACTAACTTCGTCATTTTCATACGACAAAGCGAAAGAAGATCCGCAGTTATCGCACACTAATTTAAGATCTGGCATAATTAACCCCTTGTAACAGCAAGAATCTTTTCGATCTGCTTTTTAATTACTGGTTCCCGATTTTCCCATTTGATAATAGGTTTCTCAGGATTCTTCATCAGATTATATAGTAGCGGTAACATCAATCCTTCTAGTTCTTTGAGTTTTACTTTATGCTTTTCTTCAAGTGCTTTGACAAGCGCAGATTGTAGTGTCTGTTCCTGCGCGTCAAGTAATGAATCGATCTTTGTCTGTAATGCTAAAAGTTGATCGCTGTTAGCAACTGGTTGCGCTACTGCTTGTTTTACGATTGGTTCTTCTTCTTCAAAAGAAAACCCAAAATCAAATTCGTTTTCTATATCAGACATTTTTCTTTACCTCGTAATCGTATCGGTCATCATCCGAAAGAACCCACTTGGCTGTGTTCTCAACAGACCACATTTGTGTGCCGAGTTTTCTTTCGATGACATTCTGTCCTGGTTTTGTTACAAACGACGGTTCAAATGCTCGACATCTATTGTTAGGTTGAATGGCAAAATTGCCATCATCTAATTTGATCACATGACCGCATTTATGCTGTCCTGGAACTTCACTGAATCCTGTGTCGAGGATATTACGATCTTCTTGCGACCAATCAAATGTAAACAAATAGGTTCCTTCATTCCACTTTTTTTCTCTATCTATATATTTGATTCTTTTATTAACCAAAAAATCAAACTGTGTGACGGAGATATAAGAACTAAAACAATCCCAGAGAACTAGATTGTATAACGTCGCTTGAGGCGCAGGAGTTTTATGGCAGAAGGCATGGATCGGCATGCGAAACCAAAGCCCTTCATCTTCCATGATGAAATGAAATAGCGGCACACGGTGTGGCACAGATGCCACACCGAATACAAGGACTGGAAGATATGTGTCCTTCGCTTCATCGAACTCCACTCGGTTCTGAAGAAAATTGGACCGCACATAACATTCTATGGGCGGGATGTTTGCATTTAAGTATGCCATGTTAGTATATATTAATCGAAAAAGAAGAGGTGAAACAGTCTGGAATCTTCTTTATTCTGACCAAAGTATTCATTAGCCGCATGAATGCATTTAGCGTCAAATAAAACTAATCGATTAAACACATTTCCTGCTGTGTCGACCAGATCAAATTTAGAACGATCATAAAATCCACCATTAAATGCAATGTCAGATCCTGGGTCACCTTCGCATCTGGCTCCTGTTGCTTTGTGAGCAAACAATGAAGTGCCGCTCTGGTATGGTGCACCTGGAGTTAGATATATCATACCAGCCCAAGTTTGATTATCCCAATGATAAACCAATGCATCCTCTGGAGTACAATATTGAAATACTCCATTCATTCCATGCTCTTCCCAAACTGTGATTTTTTTACCTAAAATTTCTTCAAATCGTTGACGCATTTGCGGTGTTCTATATGGTTGTGTTCGTTTTCCTTTGTAATATCTAAGATCTTCGTTATAATTTAATCGTAAAGCAAACTGCCTCACCAACATTGGATCTTCATAAAAATCATCTACAATAAACAAACGCTTTTTTTGTATCTTATTAATTGCAAACGTAGTTCCAATATGCACATTTTTATTAAATTCAACAGCGTTTTTGTGTAGAAATTCAACGAAAGAGCCAGTATCATGATAAAAATTTCTATTGATTAGAAAGAAATAATTAGGGAAAGGATTAGACCGCTCTGGACGCATAAGCATCTCAGTGCATGCTATCATTTTCTTATAGTCCATCAATTCCCAATAGATTTCAGCAAGATGAACTAAATGGTCGTTTCGAGGTGGAGCAAATTGCTCTGATTCTCTAAAATAATCTATTGCTTTATAATGCTCACCAAGAAATCTGTATGCTAAACCTATACTATTCATGGCGAAGTATGCCATCTCATCAATTTTTTTTGCAGTTTTAGTATTACTATAGTCGTGAGTGTAATCTACTATTTGTTGAAAATAAAATATACAACGACGAGCGTATTCTTTTTGATGGATCTCTTTTAATGGAAAAAAATTTCCACGATAACAATCCTCATAACTCTTACCAATGTACCAAAAATGATACAGATCCGTGAGCATTGTCCCTTCACGGATTAATCTTTCTTCCAATTTTAATGCATCACTGATATATTTTGTTGGGACGCTGTAACTTTCACCTTGCGTCTTCCCAGCCATGAGTTTAAACTTAGAACTTAAATTTTTGCGTTGGAAATTTTCGCCAATCCCATCCATATCTAATGCGATGGTTTCGTGCGCAGGATCGTGATTAAAGCGCCATGGTAATCGAGCGTTCCAGATCCACGCTCTAAAATAGATTAATTGATCTGAAATGGAAGTTACATGAAATGATTGTGTAGAATGATCTTCAAACGCAGACCAATCAAACCCCTCATCAATTTCTAAGGTTTCGTCACAATCCATCTTCATGATCCAATCACAACTGTGATCAGTTTTTAAACAAGTTTGTAATAGATGATCGCGATTCCAGCCAAAGTTCACCCAACCTTCTTCGACTTGATACACAAATCCAGGAATGTTATGTTTTTCCTGCCAAGCCTTTACTATTTCTGGTGTTCCATCAGTTGATCCATTGTCTTGTAATATCCAATAATCAATATATGGTGCAACAGATTCCAACATACTTTCGATGTTCTTGGCTTCATTTTTAAACATCGAAATCATACATATGCGACCAGTTTTCGCCATGTTCTTATTGTTAATCATTCAATTACACCTATATGAATATGATCTGCCCGATCGTACAGACCATTTTTTTGGAGTTCAGAGAATTGTTCTAAAAATAGATTCTTCCACTCACCGACCTGATATAAATGATAAAATATTGCAATCTTACGCATTATATTGTTTTCAAATGTGGGCGTCGTTTATCAGATTTCATTGCAACAAGCCAAGCATCTGTAACTGCAATGTTATCGCTTCTTGGTTCCCAATAGAACGTATCCAATTTAAATGCTTGAAAGCGAATCTTATCGTTTCGAATAAACGATGCTTTATCTTTTCGAGTGTAATACCAAAAACAATTTTCATTCCAGTAACTCACATGAGTTGGATCTTGGAATGCACCACGACCATCGGTAGAGGGCACTTGGATAAATGCCCAACCACCATCTGCGAGCACACGATGAATCTCGCACATAATTTTGTGTTTATCGTATAGATGTTCTATGATGTGTGATGCATAGATGACGCCAACACTGTTATCAGGCAGCGGAATACCATTATTTAAGTCGTGTTTAATATTGCCATCTTCTAAATCAATATTAATATTACATCCTGCTCTAGGATTAATACCGCCACCTAGTTCTACGATATCCAATCCTCTATCTTTAGCATCCTTACATGCTAATTCAAATGCATACTTTTGGAACAATTCAACTGTTCTTTGCTGAATTGCTTGATTGCGCTCTAACCAAGTATTCTCGCCAGTAATTCGATAGATGTACAATGGTTTAGGAATATGCTTCATCTTCGTGTTTAGATAAGTGCGAATCATTAGATCATGATCGTCACAAATATCTAGACTTGGATCATGTCCACCAATTTGAACATAGATATTTCTGCGCCAAGCGCGAACATGGTCTGGTGAATACCAGATAAATGCTAGGCTATGACTGCTTGGTTGGAAACTGTTGTGTGCTATTAAAGTCTTATCTTTCCATTTAAATTCTCTATGCGTCCAACCATAGGCTTCGTTAAATGGTGTAACTTCATCAGTCATATGCCAGATAGCATCATCAGTATACACAAATCCAATGTCTTTTTCTTCAAATGCTTTATCTAATTCTTCTAGACATGTGTCTATTAGAATATCGTCGTGATCAACTTCAACTAGAATCTCACCTAGACCTAGATGGAATGCTTTGTTTTTATTGTATCCAACGCATTTATTTTCGTCGGTGTTTACAACAATCCTAACCTGTGAATCATTTCTAATTTCTTCTTCAATGAGATCGGGAGTGGCATCTCCGTTTAAGAAGACGATCCACTCCCAATCTTTACATGTTTGATCTTTGATGCTCTTGTAGAGATCTAGTAGAAATGCATTCTTTAAATGCGTTGGTGTAACAATACTAAATTTCACAAATCACCCCAAAGATCTATTTTAAATTACTGAGCAGCTGGTGCCTCTGTTGCAGCAGCGTCAGCAGCAGGAGCAGCCTCAACAGCAGCATCTGCAGCAGGGGCTTCAGCAGCAACTTCGGCAGCAGGGGATGCTTCAACTGCGGCTTCTTCCTTTGCGCCACAACCAACTAGACCAACAGCGATTAGACCAACAAGAATTAACTTCGACATTTATTTTCTCCTTTTAGATTTCACATACACCTGCAGAACATGCAAGTTCCTTTGCTGAAGTTGTAGTATCTGTTTCTTCCATAAACTCTACCCAATTGATGTTCACATTTTGGAGTCCAAGAAGTTCATTATACTTGGCTTCATCAATTTCTTCGTATGGTGCTTGACGATAAGAACCATTGTCTCTTGGCAAGAATGAAACGCCAGAGAGAATTGAAATGTTCTTATACACCCATGCGCCAACTTCCATCCATTCATCATCACCGACGTATACTGTAATAGATGGCTTATGTTCGCACCAATGATCCTGATAGATCTTCCAAAGTTCCAACTGCTCAATCGCAGTCATGTCGTTGCGAGTAACAGA